AGGAGCAGCGAAAGCAACAGCTGCAGCGGCAGCAGCGAAAGCAGTTTTGATCATTGTAGTAAGGTTGTTGTGTACTTGCGGAGTGGTTACCCGCAGATGGAAGGGGAATCGACATCTCCCCGTGGTGTAACGAAAAGTTACAAGTAGTTATTTATGCTCAGTAACTTTTTCAAAGAAGTACGGGTTTTGCCCACCGAAGATGTGCTCCCCGTCTTTCTCTGCGTAATCATAGCATTCGATGGTATCCTCTGTCAATCTAAAGTGAGACTCGACTTGGGCACCACGGGCAGTACATAAAGGACTGCCTTTTCCGACCCACACCTCAAGGCGCGAATCGAAGGTGACAAGCATATCACAGTTCTCGTTCCTTGTCCAGTCACTCAGGTAATTCCTGACCAGGACTTCAGTGTCGGAGAAGTAAACGAGATCGTGATACCGTTCGCGATAGATCTTACCGTCGTACATATACTTCTGCACAACGTGGATGGTACCATCCTCATTAAGATCGTAAGTAAGTTGAACGTGGGAGTAAACAGTAGGTTGAGACTGAGCTTGCTTCAGGTTATCCCACTTGCCAATTAACCAATCTTTCATCCTTCATCAATAGTAAGATTAAAACTGACAATAATTTTGTCTTCGGTGTCCTGGTTAGGACCCGTCTCGTGTTCCAACCAACCAGGGAACATCAACAGTGTACCTGTCTCAGGTACGATGTCAATCTCACCAGCAGTCTCGAAGATAAGATCAGGGTGACCTAGGTGGTTGATCAATGGTGCAAGAGGATTAAAGAATGTAATCGGTCCTGCTCCAGGTGGTTGCTTAAAATAATAAGCACCACTGATTTGAGAATTAGGATGTGTATGCCTAGGGATGTATGCTCCAGGACCATACACAGTCCACCACGCTTGACGTGCGTTGAACTTTACTTCTGGTACCCACTTCCGATATGTCTTATAGATGTTGCTCATAATGTGCATCATCAGAGGACGATACTCAGGTACCTTAAAGAGATTCATATCATAGTAACAGGTTGTACCGTGTGTACCACGATCGAAAGTACCCTTAACATTCTCGTATCGGTTGTCTTCGTACGTGAGATTTTTGATGTCTTGATACATCTTTGCTTCAATCTCACTGAAGTCTGGTTGATCGGTATCTATTTGGAGTATCGAGAAAACATCACGAGTATGTTTTTTAATGTTGTCAGTCACAGAAAACGTCATCGCAACAGAAAGTATGGTTTTAATTCTTCAAAATCAAACAGGTAAAACTTACCTACAGACGCGCCAGAGTGTATTAGTCTTTGCATACGATGCTTACCATCAAGCAGTCTATACTTTTTCCCAAAAGGGTTAGACGCATTGGTAATTATACCAGGGTATTTTGGATCACACTCACGATACCTTATACCACCACAACAGGCACAGTTGTCTCCCTGCAGTGAAGGTAAGTTCATACCCCAATATGCAATGTCATCCAGAGGAAGTTCTACTAACTTATCTGGACACAAAAGAGGGGCGATATCGCCAAGAAACAATATCGCCCTACTTGTTTTGGGGAACTCGGTAAACTTCCAGTTTCCGTAGATAGGATCTACCCATCCCCCAGTGTATTCAGCAGTACCATTCACAGTTTGATGGTATCTGTGCCTTCACCGCCAGTGATAACAGTATCACCAAAGGTAATGACATCTTGACCAAGACCATAACCATAGTCTACAGGTTGTGCAGCACCCCAAGAACCATACTCTTCAGGAGCATAGAAGCTGGAAGAGAAAGAAATAGTATCATTTTCTTCCACGTGCTTGTGGTTGTCGGCAATGTGACGAAGACCCAGGTAATGACGCCACAGTTCAGCGAGCGTATTGGTTTCTTCGTTAGTATTCAATCCGTGAATAACTGCTTCTTTAGCAGCAGCCACGGCAGATTTGTACTTAGTGCAACTCATCGTTGTTCCAGATAGCAGTAATTAAATTCCCGACGACCAGCCTCGGTAAGAAGGAACTCATCCAATTTGAAATCTTCCTTCTCTTCTTTGAACTTGATAATGCGACGCTGTGCAGCGACGCTAGATTTTACAACCCAACCCATCAAAATACTCCACTTTCAATAAGATCTGCTTCCACAGAATCGAGAATGACATTGTAATCATCCTCAGGATCATCATACAACTGGACTCCTCTATCTTCATAGAAGCGAATAAGTTTCTGATAAAGACGTGGATACTCTTCGTCGAGAGTAACGTCACCAGACACAGCAGCTGTTAACTTACCAAGATCTTGTTTGAACTTAGAAGTCAGTGAGGACTTGCGAACGGTCATTGTTTTCTAATGAACTCTAGTAGTATAGGAGAGGGGTGCCGATTTTGTCAACACCCTTCTTTAATTTAGCAGGCGTCGTCGTGATCAGAATAAGTATCGTACCAGTCGGATTCCCCAACCTCATCTTTAAGAGGTTCCAGATCCGTTGCTGGCACAGCGACAACCCCACGCCCATCAGGTTGTCGAATGATGAATCTCTCACCAGCTTCGATGCGATCCATATACTTATCGAAATCTTTCTCGAATTCTACGACGCTAACTTCAATCATTTGTTAGTAAGTTCGCTCCAATCTTTGTTGAACTGATCCAGACCAGCATCAGTCAGGATATGATTGTACATATTATCAAACACCTTCAGAGGAAGTGTGCAGATATGTGCTCCATTGTACCACGAACGCACAGCGCGATGTACTTCACGGATAGATGCAGACAAGATCTGTGTCTGTACACCGTGGCGGCAATACAGTTCGGAGATGGATCGAATAACCTCCAGTCCAGCAATGCTCTGGTCATCCAGGCGTCCCACAAAAGGAGACACGTAGGTAGCACCAGCCTTAGCAGCCAGGATCGCCTGAGCGGCGTTGAAGATCAGAGTAACGTTAACAGTCGTGCCTTGCTCTGTGAGGGTCTTACAGGCGAGCAGACCATCCACTGTGCAGGGAACTTTAATCGTAACCTTAGGAGAGATCTCGCGATAGATCTCCGCCATCTCCAGCATCTCTTCAGCATCATCACCTGAAACTTCAGCAGAGATGCTAGCGTTCTCATCTGCAGCAAAGATGTCACAGATTTCTTCAATGACGACCCTGGGGTCTCTACCCTCTCTCAGCATAAGAGTAGGGTTAGTTGTAACTCCGTCGATCAGACCAGTATAATAACGCTTTCTGATCTCATCGACATTAGATGTGTCGAGAAAAATTTTCATTGGTGTGTCCAAGTGTGCCATTGATTTCCAGAGACATTGCCTTCGGGGTCTCTAGTAGGGCAGAAGCAATCAAATGCTGCACTTACACGGACACCTTCCCCACTGTAAGAACGAACAGCGTGGGAGATGTTTGGCGGGAAAAGCGTAAATTGCCCAAACTCGTTAGGCACATCAGTTTTTTGCCCGCCTAGTATATATGTAGTAGCAGTAGGTTTTTCAGACCCTAGAAAGACATTACCTGAAACACTCTGAGGATTAACATCATAGGTTTTAGGTATCCCGAAGTGTCTATGAGGATAGATTTTGTTATCCATCCTTAGTATATTACCCCAGGATTTGATCGTACAGACCTCACCTGAAGTAAGTGATAGGAAGTCAGCAACTATCTCCTTAATAAAGGGTAGAGCGTAACGTTCCCATTCTTCTAAGTCTACTACAAGATTGTAGTAGTTTTGTTTTCCTGTGATCTGATCTTCAGGATAATTGAAGACAGATCTACCAAGGGAATTGATTCCCTCTTCACATTCTAGCAGACTATCACGAAGAATTCTAGCAGTAGTTTCACCAATGTTATACTGCTTGAATCCATAATCATCTAGTTTCAAAGTTTATCCTCCTAATCTTACGCTGACGACGTGACTCCTGAAACTGTTTGTCTTCAGGGGATAGGACACCAGGAGTAGGACCAGATTGAAACTTATCTTTACTGATGATTTCAATCAGACTCAAGTCTTCACCAGTGATAGTAGTTCCTGATACAGTAGACATATTAGGACAACCACAACACTTAGTTTCAATAGTATAACTTGTTAACTCTTTACCACAATTTTTGCAACGGATAGAAAGCATCTTATTTTCTCCACAAGAATGACACGGGACATTTAGATTCCTCTACATCATCTTTGATCATACCCCAAGACTTCTTAGGCAACCAAGTCTTAAGACCCTGGTTGTTTCTGAACTTCCTGGTAACCTCTGGAGGAGGAACAAGATCTTCCCATCGTTCCAAGGAATAACTATTATCCTTAGAACCACGGAAACGTACACAGTATAAGGGAGTACCCCTAGGGATGTCAACGGTTTGTTTGTGACATCTATAGGCACCATTAATAGAACGATACCATCTGCCTAGAGGAAATTCAGCAGTGATAAGTTCTAACCCTGTCTTATGATGTAAGTCAGGGTATGGTACCATCTCAACCCACAAATTTTTGTTAGGTTTCTTAGGCCAGAACATCATACTCTGCGCCCACTGGATAACCAGGAACTGTTTGTATGAAAAAGGAGCGTGCTGATTAATACTACTATCGTAGTTACCAATCTTTCCTTCCTGAATATACACGAAGTCAGCAGCATTGTTCTGAGGGAAACTGGTATCGTATACACGACCAGTTTCTTTTTCCCACTTGAAAGATATATCTAGTTGATTAAAAACGACAAAGGTATTTGCCCAGTAACTTTTCCAAGCAGGACATTTATAGAAACTATGCTTCTCGTTATCCTTCTGGGTGTATTCTAGATACGTTACAGGTTTAATATAATACTCTGGAATGAACAACGGATGATTCATATCCGTCTGCTGCATACTAGCAGTCGCCTTAATGGTTTGGTAGTTAGGGGTGTAGTTAATTACAGTCATTTCCAGAGAAAACTAAAGGGACATTTTTCTTCTTCATCTTTTTTGATAAGACCCCAAGAGACACCTTTTACCCACTGCTTGAGGGACTGGTGCTGGTTCAGTTTAACCTTGAGTTCTTCAGGAGGATGAGCATCCTTCCAGCGGCGCAGATCATATGCATTATTCTTACCACCCCTAAAGCGCATACAGTACATAGGTTGACCACGCTTCAGTTTGAACCTACTACCGTGTGCCTTGAATGCAGCGTTGACAGGTTTATACCAGCGACTAAAAGGATACTCAACACTGATAAACTCCAGTCCTGTGTCGTGGAACAAGGAAGGGTATGCACTACACTCAACCCAGATATTTCTCTCCTTCTTAGGCAGCCACATAAACATCAGTTGAGGCAGTTGGAACACAAGGTTACCAACGTAATCCAAACCAATCTGTGTGCTGCTGTAGTTGACACCATCACCACGAAGTTTACCCTCATTAATCATCAGGTAATCACCGAATGCTGACGGACGGAAACTCTGGTTAGTAATGAAACCAGAATCCTTATCGTATTCGATTTCTAGATCAATCTGGTTGAATACAACCCAGGTGTTTGCCCAATAACTACGCCAAGCAGGGCACTCCCAATAACTATGACCCTTGTGCGTCTCCTCTTCGTACTCCAGGACCCTCTGAGGAGGGATGTACGCCTCTGGAGAGTGCAGAGGGTGGTCCCAGATGTCTGTGTTAGATCCAGGAGGTTGTTCAATGAACCCACTAGGCAGGTGCCACACAGGTGCATAATTAATCTTTACTGCCATCAGTCTCTGTCTCCAAAACGAGGGGAACCATACTTACGAAAATCGAAATCAGGACCACACTTCTCATACTTCAAAGCAAATGTGTACCTAACTTCTTTATTGAAGGTAGTAGCACGGTGCCACTGAGTTGCTTCAAAACACACAGCACGGTTAGGCAAAGGAAGTGATCCGTGGATACCGTTGCCATCATCCCAGAACTCTGTGCATCCGCCAGCGTTTCTCTCCCACTGTAAGTGAGGGTAGTATAGCACAGTATATGCTTCTAATCCTGGTATCTTTTCAGCATCAACGTGCCACCTAGGATACTCACAGGGAAAGAAAACATTGATGTACATACGTACTAGTTCATATCCATCTAGAACAGGGAATGCTTCTCTAGATGTCTCATCAAATTTCTTAAAGACTGCTTCTTTAGTTTTGATATTGATGGTGCACCCAGAAGGTTCCTCTGGGATGTCATCATACTCACCCCACCTCGCTTTACTGTTGACACAATAGTGCCACGATTTATGGTGAAGACGTTCAGGAAAGAAATCTTCCTTAGTATAAATTTCAAGAGTCATATTCCCAGAAGGGTTTCGTATAAATGCATAACGTTTTTAAGAACTAGATCATCACTATCTGGATGTTGTTCTTTACCATTACAATAATCAAGCCATCGCAATGAAGTTTTTAGAGGTTCGTCGTATTCTATCCCACCCATAATACGGAAGGGACGAACTTCGGGTTGCGAGAAGATGTAAACAATCTCTTCTGCTTGCTCTCCGATGTTCTTGCGAACGTTTTCTCTAGTAAGATTTAGGCGACCTCGGAGGGGGAAGAATTCGGTGCCGTAAATAGCGTGAAACAGACCAGCACGTTGTTCGTAATCTGGTCTGTTGTAGTGTGCTAGTAATTCTTGTACTCCCACAAGGTGATCGTAAAGAGTTCTAGTGTCGTGAGGGATGTCTTGTGTCCCTATAGATTTGAGGAAGTCTTTTTCTTTTTTCATAACAGGTCCACTAGGAATCGAACCTAGAACATCCGCTTAGAAGGCGGGGGTTATATCCGTTTAACTATGGACCCAGGTGTCAGGAAAATTCCCGATCGATCCACTCGCCAAACTCCTCCATCAATGCGATGCAGGCACCAGCGTCTTGGTTCTCTGTGTGATACTGGATCATATCCAGTACGTAGTTGTTGATAGCGGAGCGTTCTTCACTGGTCAAAGTAATCTTTACGGTAGTACCGTCCGAGAATATTGCTATTATAGTACGCTGGTGTCCCATCGTCAAGACGTTCGCTCAATACGTTGTGGAGAAAGAGTTGACGTGTTTCCTCGTAGTTTGTTTTTCCTTTGGTGGGGTGTACAGAGAGGATTTCACGCTTGAAAAAGGAGTTGTTTGCAACTCCACGACGCTCCCCAGTAAGTTCGTCAGAGCTGCCGTAGTATTTTTTCCAGTTGCTTTCACTTTTAACTC